AAAAAAAATATAAAATGCCTTTAGAAGGTGTGCAAGATCTACAAGACATGGGTGCGGTAAAAAAAGATAAAAAAGGTCAATATGTTGTAAATGAAAATGCAACGTCATCGAGAGACACATTAAGATTTCCAGCAGGTACTAAACATTATTCAGGTAAACCTTATAAAACAGGACAACTTATTGATGAATCTGATTATGAAGATATTATAAAAAAAGTAAATAAATCATAAAATTATGGCAAAAAATCCAAAACAAACAGGAGCTGATGCAGTATGGGGTGGACCTCATCAACCATCAAACTTAAAAAAAGGTAATCCAAGATATGGTATGGATCCTATGCAAGTATTGAAAGATATGCCTATGTATAAAGCTGGGCCTATAACTCAAAAGGCTAAGTAAAAACTCACTATAATGAGTGATAGAATAAGTGAACACATCTCGCTTAAAGAAGCTATTAAATCTCACACAGCCACTCGGTTAGGTATTGATAATATACCCAGAGAACAAGATTTAATAAACATGAAAACTATAGCAGAAAAAGTTTTTGAACCATTAAGGGTATTTGTAGGTGGTCCAATAGCTATTAATAGTTTCTATCGCTCACCAGAATTAAATTCTGCAATCGGAGGAAGTACATCTTCCCAACATTGTATCGGTTGTGCTCTTGATATTGATGATACATATGGTTATATGTCCAATGCAGAAATGTTTAATTGGATTAAAGCTAATTTAAATTACGATCAGATGATATGGGAGTTTGGTACAGATGTAAATCCCGATTGGATACATGTAAGTTATGTTTCTGAAGATGTAAATAGAAATAGATGTTTAGAAGCATATAAAGAAAATGGTAAAACTAAATACAAAGTAATATAATGCCTATAAAACCTAAATCACCGTTAAACGGTAAAATAAGTCCAGCTTGTAAAGCTGCAGCAAAAAAGAAATTTGATGTATGGCCTAGTGCTTACGCTTCAGGATGGGGTGTGAGATGTACAAAAGCTGGTGGCCCAGGTAAAATGGGTAAATCAAAAAAGAAGTAATGGCTTATTTACAACATAATTCTCCTTTTGCAAAAAAAAGAGTTTTAAAAAAAGTTGTTAGTCAATTAAACAAAGCTTCTAAAATGCACGCTGCTCAAGCAGATAAAATAGAAAGTTATATTGAAGAAAGTTCACCTCTTGACTGTTGGAAAGGTTACAAAAGAAAACCTGGTACTAAAGAGTTTTCTAAAGGTAGTTGTGTAAAAGTTTCTAACTCACCAGCTACAAAGAAAAAACAAAAAGGCGGTGGTACAACAAAAACTTGTTTACCAAAAAGTAAAATAGACAGTATGTCTAAAGAAAAAAAAGATGAATTAGTAAGAGCTAAAAAATCTTCAGGTTCACAAGGTAAATACAAAAGATCATCAAAAACAAACGTTAAAGGCGCTAGAAAAAAAGGTGCTACCTTACGTGACTGGTTTGAAAAAGAAGACTGGAGAAGAGTTGATGATCCATCTAAAAAATGCGGAGAATAATATGAAGTCACCCAATAACATAAAAGAAAAAGCATACGAAAAACAGAATCGTAAAATGCGATCTGACTATACAAAAGAAACTGGTAAAAAACTAGGTAGTAGACAAACATCTGGTACTGGTAAACGTAGAGTTTCATTTGCTTGTAGATTTGCTGGTATGAAAGGTGCAATGAAAGAAGCTAGTGGTGAGCCAACAAAAAAAGCAATGGCTTTAAAAAAATGGGGATTTGGTAGTGTAGAAGCTGCAAGAAATTTCTGTAATAAACATAAAGAAAAATAAAAATAAAAAAAAATGATTAGAAATTATTACACAGAAGCCTATAGTTCAGCAGTAGTACCCTCAGTAAGTGATACATTACTTATAGATGGTAGAACTAAAGCAGAAGTACCTCAAGGTGCTTGGAAACAATATAACATATATGTTGGTGATTCACCAGCAAGTTTACCAGTAACAACAACTACAGATAATAACACTGTAACTAACTCAACTAATGTTGGATTAAAATCTCCTAACCCACTTATTAAAGCGGGTATGATAGTAAAAGGTACTGGTTTACCAGATGCTGGTTTAGCAATTGCTTCGGTAACAGATGCAAGTAACTATGTATTAGCTTCTGCTGATTCAATTGCTGCAGATGCTACTTTAACATATACGTATGCTGCAAGTGCTAAAATAAAAGTATTAACAGTTAACAACGAACAGATTACTTTTAATAATCCTATAAAAGGAGAGATATTACCAGTTAGTGTAGTACAAGTGTATTCTACAGGAACAGAAGGTGGTGTAGAAAATTTAGTTGCATTAAGTTAAAAATATATATTATGAATTGGATGTCAAAACACGCTACAGAGCATAAAAAAAATCTTTTAAATGAAATGCCTATAGATAATAGAGCAAGTATGTTAAATAAAAACGGCGATGGCTCTAAGTTAAAAAAGAAAATAAATAAGTTATCTGATAAACACAAAGGATTATATGATTCTGTTATAGAAGGTTATGGTCAAAATAAATACACTAGCGGTAATTATGATAAAGATTACAAAAGATTAGGTAAAGTTGAAGATAGACTTGAAAAGAAAGAAAAAAAATATCAAACTAAATTTGGTAAAAGCCCTTATAACATAGAAGGACCACTAGATAAAGGTTGTGCAAAATCTGAAGGTGGACCTGGATGTGTACAAAAAAGAGGTGACGAATACGTAATAATAAATAACAAAAAACCTGGAAGCCAAGTTTGGAGAGGCGGTTTTGCTTCAAAAGCAGAAGCAAATAAAGTTTTATCAGGTTATCACGCAAGTAAATAAAAAAAAATGGGATACAAAAACTACGAACAACAAAAAGCTGCTCACGCAAGTATGGCTGAAAAGAAAAAAGGATCTAAAGGACCAAGTAAACATGGTTCTATTAAGTCTGATGAAAAATACGATGCTAAAATGGCATACAATAAAAATTTAAGCAAAGGTGCTAGATTGCACTATTTAGAAAATAACATTGCTGACCACAAAGGTGGATCATGGATGTCTAAACACTCAAAATCAAGATAAAAAATGGGAAAATACAAACATCATTCAGGATCTATCGCGGGAGGCGTTAACCTGTCTAAATCAAAAACTCCGCATGATTCATTAATGAAATACATGCCTATAGACGACAAAGCTTCTAGCTTGTTAAAAATGAAACAACCTTTTGAAATGGGTAAATCTAAACGTGGACCATTAGATAAGCATGGTATGCATAAAGGACCAGATATGTATGGTAAAAAACATGATGGGCCAAGTAAATATATGGATCACAAAGGACCTGGTAAATATAAACAACCTTTACATCAAGCTAAACCTGATTATCCAGATATTGACGGTGATGGTAATACTAGTGAGTCTATGAAACAAGCTGCTAAAGATAAAAAAATGAAAAAGCAGCCTGTTAATATGGGTCACAAGAAAAAATAGAAACAGTAGAGTCTGTGTAAAACTCATAATCAACATTAACATTAACATTAACAACATTCAAAAATCAAAATTATGGCAAGATACATTGAATTTCAAAACTCAGGTGCTGCTCCTAAAGAGGGGAAGATCCTAGTCAATTCTGACAAAATTCTTAGCGTGGTTGCAGGTAGTGCAACTACAGTTGTAGTTTACATGAGTGGTGGTGCTGGTTCAGATATTGGAACCCTTACTACTTCTCCAAGTGGAAATGCTAACGCTCAAGGTGTTAGAGACGCAATTAATTATGCATTAACTGCTAACCCAGGTGGTGTAAAAGCTAAAGTTCAGCTTCCATCAGGTGTTACAATTACTGATTGGGTAGTAGCATAATGAAATCTAGGGGCTTAGGCGACGATATTGAAAGAGTAACCAAAGCAACTGGTATTAAAAAGTTGGTTGACACAGTGTCGCAGGGTTTAAATGTACCCTGTGGCTGTGAAGGCCGAAAAACTTTTTTAAACAAAATGTTTCCAAAAAAATAATGGCATTTAAACTTACTAATCCACCATATTCTCTTAATAACCCACCTGTTTATCACGTGCCGTTAGAAGAAGGTATATTAGGTAAAGCTGATAGAAATGGAAGTATTTTAATTAATAAAGATGTACAGTCACCTTTTCAAGAACAAGATATTATTAATCATGAAATGGTGCATATAGATCAAATGAAACGAGGAGATCTAGATTATGATGATAAAAATGTTTATTGGAAAGGTAAAATATATCCTAGATCTAAAATGAAAGAAGGTGCTAAAAATCTTCCATGGGAAGCTGAAGCATATAAAAATAGTTAATTATGTCAAAACCTAAAAAAAAATTCGCAGAAAGTACTGTAGGTAAACTTTTATTTGGTGCTGCTTCAATAGTAAACCCTGCTTTAGGGAATATACTTAAAGGAGTAACTTCACCAGGAGAAGCTATAGCAGCTATAGGTAAATCAGATGTAAGCTCTGATGACAAAATTAAATTACAGCAATTAATACACGAACAACAAAATAAAGAAATGGAAGCAATAACTTCCAGGTGGGAGGCTGATTCTAAATCAGATTCATGGCTTTCTAAAAATGTACGCCCTATGGTTTTAATATGGTGCATTGTTATATTTTCATTTGCAGGTATATTAGATAGCGTAGAAAGTATACCATTTACAATACATGATAACTGGAACGATACGTTTGAAAAAGTTATGATGGCTGTTGTTCTAGCCTACTTCGGAGGACGAAGTGGAGAAAAGGTTACAAGTATATTTAAAAAGTAAATAAAACGTGTAACTATATTAATAACTAAAATTAATAAATTAAATTCAATTAAAATGAGTGAACCAAACAAAATCAAAGAAGACCAATTAAAAAAGATTCAAGACTTTCAAAAAGAGTTAAATCAACTTTTAAATGAAACAGGTATCTTAGAAGTCCAAAAAACCGCAGTATTAGCGAAATTTCATGAGGTTAATAAAGCAACCGAAGAGTTTAAAAAAGAACTTGAGGAAGAATATGGATCAGTAAATATTAATTTAGCTGATGGTACATATGAACCAATTGAAAAAGACGAAGATAAAAAAGAAGAATAATGTCGTCAGTTATCAGAAAAATCAGCATTGGTTCTGATTATAAAACCGATGCAATGCATTATTCTGTTGGTCAGTCAGTATATGGTGGTCATACTATATCACATATAATAGCTGATCAAAAAGACAATTCTTATAACATTTTTATCAAAAAAAACGATGAGGTATTGCCGTGGAAGAAGTTTAATTCTAACATGGCAATATCCGTTGAGTACGATTTAGAGTATTAATGAACAGTTTATTTAATTTTATCGTTGAGCCTTGTGGCCAGCGATATAATAATACAATTAAGGTAGGTGACACAAGCCTTATAATTAATACTAAGCTAGATAGTTATAAATCTGTAAATAACATAGGTAAGGTTATTTCAGTACCTTTAGCATATAAAACAAAAGTAAAACCTGGTGATTTAGTAATGATTCATCATAATGTTTTTAGAAGATTTTATGATATTAGAGGTAACGAAAAAAACAGTAAGTCTTATTTTAAAGATAATTTATATTTTGTTCAACTAGATCAAATATATTTATATAAAAGAAGTGATAAATGGAAAGCTTTTGGTGATAGATGCTTTATAGCACCGCTAAAAAATTATGATGAAATAAACACTTCTTTAGAACAAAGCCTTATTGGTATATTAAAATACGGTAATAGTTCCTTAGAAGTGCTAGGAATAACCGAGGGAGACGTAGTAGGTTATACTCCATACGGAGAATATGATTTTATCGTAGATGATAAACGTCTTTATTGTATGAAATCTAATGATATTGTAATTAAGTATGAACGTCAAGGAAACGAAAAAGAATATAATCCAAGCTGGGCAAAGAGCAGTTGAAGAATTAATTAAGGTTGCAAAAGAACCTATTGTTGATTCGGATGATGATATATCAGCTGATAGATTAAAAAATGCAGCTGCTACAAAAAAGCTAGCTATATTTGATGCTTTTGAAATTTTAACACGTATACAAGAAGAAGAAAATATATTAGATAATAAACCTACAGAAAAAAAAGAAAACACCTTTAGTGGGTTTGCTGAAAGAAGATCTAAATAATGTACAAACAAACATTATATAAAATAGTTGATCCTATTAAACCTCAATTAATTAAAAGGTTTAACAAGCATAAAAAATGGGAGTATGGATATAACAAAGAATATGATATTATTGTTATATCAAAAACTGGTCAGATAGGTGAAATATATGAAATACAAAATCTACAAATAGCTTTACCATTAGTAGACAAACCATATAAAAGATCTGATAAAAAATTAGAACAATACTGGGAGGTATTTGAACATAGAAAAGAATTAAAAAAAATCAAAACTATATTTGATTGGAAAGCTTATCCTGAAACATTTAAAGAAAGTTTACATGATTACATTGATAACGAATTTAAAAGACGTGAAGAAGGTTTTTGGTTCTATAACAAAGGTATTCCTACCTATATTACTGGTACTCACTACATGTATCTCCAATGGTCAAAGATTGATGTTGGGCGAGCAGATTTTAGGGAAGCAAATAGATTATTCTTCATATTCTGGGAAGCTTGCAAAGCAGATACAAGATCGTATGGAATGTGTTATCTTAAAAACAGACGATCAGGATTCTCTTTTATGGCGTCAGGCGAAACTGTTAACATGGCCACAATATCGAGCGATGCTAGATTCGGTGTGTTGTCAAAATCAGGTGCAGATGCTAAAAAAATGTTCACCGATAAAATCGTACCAATATCAGTTAACTATCCGTTTTTCTTCAAACCAATACAAGATGGTATGGACAGGCCGAAAACAGAACTGGCTTACAGAGTTCCAGCGTCGAGATTCACTAGGAAAAAAATGGACAGCAATGAACAGCTTGAAGAAATTATTGGACTCGATACTACCATTGACTGGAAAAATACAGGAGATAACTCCTATGATGGTGAGAAACTCGCGTTACTCGTACATGATGAAGCGGGTAAGTGGGAAAAACCTGAAAATATTCTTAATAACTGGAGAGTAACAAAAACAACATTAAGATTAGGTAGTAGAATTATAGGTAAGTGTATGATGGGATCAACGAGCAATGCTCTTGATAAAGGTGGTAGAAACTACAAGAAAATATATTATGACTCAGATGTTACCAGAAGAAACCGCAATGGACAGACTAGCTCAGGATTATATTCTTTGTTCATACCTATGGAATGGAACTACGAAGGATACATTGATTCTTATGGATACCCTGTCTTTGAAACTCCAAAATCCGAAACTAAAGGCATCGATGGTCAAAAGATTGAAATCGGTGTCATTGAACACTGGGAGAATGAAGTAGAAGGTCTTAAGAATGATCCAGACGCATTAAATGAATTATATAGACAGTTTCCACGTACTGAAAAACATGCGTTCAGAGATGAAACTAAACAATCTCTATTTAATTTAACAAAAATCTATGAACAAATAGATTACAATGAAGATTTAAAACACTCAGGAGTATTAACTCAGGGTAATTTTCAATGGGAAGATGGGATTAAAGATACAAGCGTACAGTTTTTACCTAGTAAACAAGGTAGATTTTTAGTATCATGGGTGCCAGATAGGCATCAACAAAATAGATATATTGTAAAACATGGTAAAAAATATCCAGCAAATGAACATATGGGTGCTTTTGGTTGTGATAGTTATGATATATCAGGAACAGTAGACGGTAGAGGTTCTAAAGGTGCTCTTCATGGTTTAACTAAATTTACTATGGATGGCCCAGCTAATTTATTCTTTTTAGAATATGTTGCTAGACCTCAGACTGCAGATGTATTTTTTGAAGACGTTTTAATGGCACTACATTTTTATGGTATGCCTATATTAGCAGAAAATAATAAACCTAGATTACTTTATTATTTAAAACGTAGAGGTTATAGACAGTACTCTATGAATCGTCCAGATAAAACTACATATAAATTATCTGTTGCAGAAAAAGAAATAGGTGGTATACCTAATTCTAGCGAAGATGTAAAACAAGCACACGCTGCAGCTATTGAATCTTATATTGAAAATTTTGTAGGTTACAATAATGAACAATATGGATCAATGTATTTTCAAAAAACACTTGAAGACTGGGCTGCTTTTGATATAAACAATAGAACTAAGTTTGATGCTTCAATAAGCTCAGGTCTAGCTATTATGGCTTGCAACAAAAATAAATATAGACCAGTACCTGAAATTACAAAAGAAAAAGTTAGTTTAAATTTTTCAAAATATAATAACAAAGGCACTAAATCAAAAATAATAATAAATGATTAATACAAGTACTAATAGTTCATTTCCAAGTCAGGTGGTACCTGTGGCGGAAAAGCTTAGTTGGGAATATGGCTTGAAAGTTGGACAAGCTATTGAATATGAATGGTTTAGAGGCGGTAGAATTAACAGTGGTAAATGGCACACTGGTTATCAAAACTTTAACAGATTAAGATTATATGCTCGTGGTGAGCAATCTGTACAAAAATACAAAGATGAGTTATCAATTAATGGTGACTTAAGCTATTTAAATTTAGACTGGAAACCAGTACCTATTATACCTAAGTTTGTAGATATAGTAGTTAATGGTATATCAGCTAAAGATTATGATATAAAAGCATTTGCTCAAGATCCGTTTTCAACAAAACAGAGAACTAACTATGCAAACTCTATCATGAGAGATATGATGAGTAAACCGTTGTTAGATAGCATAAAACAAAATTTAGGAGTTGATATATACAGCTCACTTGATCCAGCCAACTTACCTCAAAATAAAGAAGAGTTAGAAGTTCATATGCAGTTAAATTACAAACAATCAGTAGAAATAGCTGAAGAAGAAGTAATTAACAATGTATTAGATTTTAATAAATATGAATTAACTAAGAAAAGATTAGTTGAAGATATAGTTACTATAGGAGTTGGTGCAGTAAAAACTAGTTTTAATAAATCAGAAGGTGTAGTTATAGATTATGTAAATCCTGCTAATATGGTTTGGTCATATACTAATGATCCAAATTTTCAAGATATATATTATGTAGGTGAAATAAAATCAATAACTCTTGCTGAGTTAAAAAAGGAATTTCCTGATTTAACTAATGAAGATTTAAAAATGATTCAAAAATATCCTGGTAGAGAGGGATATCAACGAGGGCCTTATAATAATGATTTAGTACAAGTTATGTATTTTGAATACAAAACTTACATAGATCAAGTATTTAAATTAAAACATACGGATCAAGGATTAGAAAAAGCATTAGAAAAACCTGACTTTTTTAATCCACCGCCAAGTGATAACTTTGATAGAGTATCAAGATCAATAGAGGTATTATTTAGTGGTGCTAAAGTTTTAGGTGTAGAACAAATGTTACGTTGGGAAATGGCAACAAACATGACAAGACCTAAAAGTGATTTAACTAAGGTTAACATGAATTATAACATTGTTGCTCCTCATATGTATCAAGGTAGAATTGATTCATTAGTAAATCGTATTACAGGGTTTGCTGATATGATTCAATTAACATCTTTAAAACTACAACAAGTAATTGCTAGAATGGTGCCAGATGGTGTATTTGTAGATGTAGATGGTTTAGCAGAAGTTGATTTAGGTAATGGAACTAACTATAATCCACAGGAAGCACTTAATATGTATTTTCAAACTGGTAGTATAGTTGGTAGAAGTTTAACACAAGATGGTGATCCTAATAGAGGTAAAGTACCTATACAAGAATTACAAACATCCAGTGCTAATGGTAAAATACAATCTTTAATTAATACTTATCAGTATTATTTACAAATGATTAGAGATGTAACCGGGCTTAATGAAGCAAGAGACGGTAGTATGCCAGATAAAGATGCTTTAGTTGGTTTACAAAAAATGGCAGCTAATGCTTCAAACACTGCAACTAAACATATATTAAATGCTTCTTTATACTTAACATTAAGAACTTGTGAAAACATATCGCTTAGAGTTTCAGACATGTTAGATTTTGAGTTAACTAGCGATTCATTAAAAGCTAGTATAGGTAAATTTAATGTTGCTACATTAAAAGAAATAGATAATTTACATTTATATGACTTTGGTGTATTTTTAGA